CCCGTGGCAACAATCAGATCTCAGATGGTCCTCAATGACGGTATCAGCGGCGTGCTCAGAAAAATCAACACGGCGCTCAACACCACCCTCAATGCCTTTGAGCAGGTCCAGCGGGCCTCCGGGCGTGCTGTGGACACGGCGCAAATCCAGGCGGCCAGAGCGGCGCTGGTGCAGGCCAACCGTGAAGTGGATGAAATGGCGGAGGGCTACCGCCGGGCGGCAGAGCAGGAGGAAATCCTCAACAAGGGCCTCCGCAACGGCACCAATGCTGCGGGCGGCCTGCTGGGCAAGGTCAAAGGCATTGTGGCCACATTGGCCGCCGGAGCCGGTATAAAAGCGCTCCTGGGGCTGTCTGACAAGATGACCAGCACCACGGCCCGCCTCAATTTCCTTGTGGATGACGGGGGCTCTGTGGAGGCCCTGGAGCAAAAAATCATGGCCTCTGCCCAGAGGTCCCGGTCCGCCTATCTGGACACCGCCTCCGCCATCGCCAGTATGGGAGCCAATGCGGGCTCCGCTTTTGAAAGCAATGATGAGCTCATCGCTTTCATGGAACAAATCAACAAGCAGTTTGTCATTGGCGGCGCTACGGCGGAGGGCCAGTCTGCCGCC